GAACAATCCTTCACGTATGACGAGGTCGTTTCAGAAGGATCTTATAGTTGAGGAATTTAAAGAGTTCCTTGAAGCTGATGGATTTTTATTTAAACATGGTCAGAATCACCAAGCGGATTGCTTAAAAGAATTAGCTGATTTAGTGTATGTATGCTATCAGTATGCAGCAAACATGGGTTGGTTCTTAGATGAAGCTCTTAATAGAGTACACATAAGCAATTTGTCCAAGCTCGGTGAGGACGGTAAACCAATACGCCGAGAGAAAGATGGTAAAGTCCTAAAAGGACCGAACTACAAACCACCTGATCTATCTGATTTAATTTGAAATGACTGCTGAACTTATTTCCCGCACTGGTCGGGTCCAATCATGGTTGGATAACCCAGAATCAAGACTCCCAGTGAGCTGCACCGTCTTTGTCGTAGAGGATTCTATGGAGGGAAAAGATGGAATCGAAGCAAGCTGGAGATACGTCAGCCACGGACTCCGCTTTGGAGCAGGAGTTGCTGTGCATTTATCAAAGCTCCGTCCCAAAGGAGCAGAAAACGGAAAAGGTCTTACGGCTTCTGGCCCAGTATCCTTTGGCAAAATCTACTCATCACTCAATGAAACATTACGCAGAGGAGGCATCTACAAGAACGGTGCTGTGGTACTTCATCTTGACTTGTGTCATCCTGACATCCTTGAGTTTATCACTACTCCCAGGGAAGAACTCCCATGGGTTAAAAGATGCGTCGACATTGATACGGGATGGTGGCAAAGCTGTGATAATCAAGTAAAAGATGCCCTACTCTACGGCATAAAATCTGGAGACATTTGGCTCAACAAAGTAAAACATGACGAACAAGGAAAACGAATCTATGGCAACGTCTGTCTTGAGGTTTACCTGCCCTCACGCGGAACATGCCTGTTACAACATGTCAATCTCGCAGCCTGTGAGCTCGGCACCATCAAGCAGGGTTTCATTGAAGGTATGTCCCAATTGTGCGAGCTCCATGGTAGGACAGGTGTTGGAGCAACTGGAGAATACTTGCCAGCTGATATCGACCGTCAGGTTGGGCTCGGTGTCCTCGGCTTAGCAAATCTATTACATAAATACCGAGTTCCTTATGATGAATTTGGTAAAGCTTTAGAAGCAGTGAATACTGGTGAGTATATGGCTGGTATAGGTTATCAGTTAGCATTCAACTTAATGGATGGTATACACCATGCAGCTGCTATAGCTGAGAAGAATAATATGGTACGTGCTTTTGCTATTGCACCTACTGCGTCTTGTTCTTATAGAAGTAAAGATACAGAAGGATTCACAGCCACGCCTGAAATAGCACCACCTATCAGTCGAAAAATAGACAGAGACTCTGGTACCTTTGGTGTACAGAGCTACAATTATGGCGATGTAGAGATCGCTAGTGAAGTTGGTTGGGATGCCTACAAGCATGTAGCTGATCAACTGATGATTATGTATGACAATACGGGACTTCTTCACGGCTATTCATTTAATAGCTGGAGTGATGTTGTAACTTACGACAGAAACTTCGTGGAAGAGTGGTTGCTATCACCGCAGACCTCCCTCTACTATTCCCTGCAAGTGATGAGCGACACACAAGATAAGACCGATGCGTATGCAGCATTAGATCAAAGCGAAGTCGATGATTACTTACAGGACATTTTAAATGAACCTGTAAACTGTGATTGCCAAGAATAATGAGAAAACATCCATATGAAATTCTACTGGACCGAAAACGCAAATGGTCCCCCGTAAAACCCACCGTTGGAGTATTGAAAGATGAAGCGAGAGACACTATTAGGCGTGCGCTCGCTGCACGTCATCTGGAGTTACCAGTGGGTGCCTTTATTACGGAAGGTCTTGAAAAAGATGTTCCCGATAACGCTAGAAAATTACTAGAAGATAATGTTAAAGATGAAGAAAGGCATGATCTTGCATTGGGATACTATGCAGATGCCCTTGGTACAAATGAAAATGATGAAAAAGAGGGGAAGTTATTAAGAGATGCATGGGTCAACCATCCTGATCACACTATTACAAAAGCTCTGGTCGCAGAGCGGGCCATCTTCTTTGTTCTACTCCCTTTCTTTAGGTTTAATGGGGATGCTGCTCTTCGTACAATATCTGCTGACATTAGCAGAGACGAACAGATCCACGTGGGAACTAATAGTCTTGTATGTCGTGAGTTGGGTTTACGTCCTTCTTCTTCTTTGGATAAACTTAGGAAAGCCACGATTAACTGGATTGTTAAACCTCTAGGTATAAATACTACTGATAAATATTTGGACAAAAAATTTTGGCTGGATGCTAGCGATCGCTTAATGTATGAAGGCAAGGCACCTGAATTTTCTGAGACACAGAGAGCTAGAATGCCTGCCTTCTTTGAGCATTCAAATGTAAACCTACCAAAATATGCTTGATGGAACCAGTCACCCTAAGTACATTAAAGTTACATAACCAAAGACTGGATGAACTAATTACTAGACTTGACTCTAACTTCGGTTGGAAACCAGTTCATCCTAAAGAACCAATCGAATCTATTATGTATCGTGCGGGTCAAGCTAGTGTCATTGATTATATAAAATCCGTTATGGAGGATGAAATTTAATGTGTTTCAAATTTAAAGTAGATACACCGAAACCGCCACCACCTTTACCCGATGCCCCACCACCACCACCAATAGAAAATGTAACACCTTTACCTGAAGATGAACTTGTAGCAGATACAGATATTAATCCACAAGTTCGTGACGCAAAAAGTAAGAAGGATAAAAACCCACAAGCTAAAGGTACAGGTGCTTTGAGAATTGATAAAGCTCCTACAGTGAACACTGGTACCGCAGGTTCAGGTGCAAGTGGAGTTAACGTATGAATACCGCACGTGAGAGATATAACACATTAGCTAGTGGTCGGAATCAGTTCTTAACGACTGCTGTTGATTGTTCTGAACTCACGTTGCCTTATCTAATTGACAATGACTTAAGTTCACATCCTAACCATAAAAGAATCAAGACACCTTGGCAGAGTGTTGGTGCGAAGTGCGTAGTAACGTTAGCAGCTAAATTAATGCTTGCGTTACTACCACCTCAAACCACATTCTTCAAGCTACAAGTTAGAGATGATAAACTTGGTGAAGAGATACCCCCTGAGATACGTAGTGAATTAGACTTATCCTTCTCTAAGATGGAGAGGATGGTCATGGATTACATTGCTGCCTCAAGTGATAGAGTAGTTATTCATCAAGCATTGAAGCATCTTATTGTAGGTGGTAATGCTCTAATCTTTATGGGGAAGGATGGTTTAAAGAACTTTCCTTTGAATAGGTATGTTGTTAATCGTGATGGTAATGGTAACGTCCTAGAAATAGTTACTAAAGAACTGATAAGTCGTAAGGTTTTAGGTTTTGAACTGCCTGAACCTGACCCCAAAACTGTGGTCGACGAACAAAGTTTAAAAGGAGACGACGTTGAGGTATACACCTGTGTCAAATTGGATGAGAAGTCTGGTCGCTGGACCTGGCATCAAGAGGTTGATGATTTAATCATCCCTGGTACTAGAAGCACAGCACCTAAGAATGCAAGTCCATGGTTGGTACTCCGATTCAATACAGTAGATGGTGAAGATTATGGTAGAGGTAGAGTAGAGGAATTCATAGGTGATCTTAAGTCACTTGAAGGACTCTCTCAGGCATTAGTAGAAGGCTCTGCAGCAGCTGCTAAAGTCGTGTTCCTTGTATCCCCATCTTCAACCACTAAACCAGCTACTCTAGCGAAGGCTGGTAACGGTGCAATCATTCAAGGTAGACCTGAAGATGTTGCGGTTGTACAAGTTGGTAAAACAGCTGACTTCTCCACTGCTTCACAGATGGCTCAACAAATAGAAAGAAGATTGAGTGATGCATTCCTATTAATGAATGTACGTCAAGCTGAACGTGTTACAGCTGAAGAAGTAAGGTTAACACAGATGGAACTAGAGCAACAGCTTGGTGGTATTTTCTCACTGCTTACTGTTGAATTCCTAGTACCATATTTAAATAGAACTCTTCTAGTTTTACAACGTAGAAATGAGATACCAAAGATTCCTAAAGATTTGGTACGACCTTCTATAGTAGCTGGAGTTAATGCATTAGGTCGTGGTCAAGACAGAGAAAGTCTTACACAATTTATAGGTACCATTGCTCAAACACTTGGTCCTGAAGCACTGATGCAATTCATTAATGCTTCTGAAGCTATCAAGAGGTTAGCAGCAGCTCAAGGTATTGATGTCCTTAACCTAGTTAAGACTGAACAACAGATACAGGAAGAAGCAGCACAAGCTCAAGCAGCTCAAGCACAACAAGCTCTTGTCGGGCAAGCTGGTCAGTTAGCTGGAGCGCCGGTTGTTGATCCTTCTAAGAATCTTACATTAGCTAACTCTATCGAAAACGATGAAGTAGAATTACCACCAGAATAATAGTATGGCAGAAACTTTAACTTATGATCCTGGGACTGATTCAGTTACCAAGGAAGATAACCTTACACCTGAGGAGCAGGATTCTCTACAGGTTGGTGAGGAAATGCGAAAGCAAGAGGGAGAACTTCTTGCTGGTAAATATAAAAATGCTGAAGAGTTAGAAAAAGCTTACGCTGAACTTGAAAAGAAGTTAGGTGAGCAGACTACGGAAGCACCTAAAGAAACACCTGAAGAAACACCTAAATCAGAAGCAACTGATGAACCTCAATACTATCTAGAAGATGGTGTGGTTAATTATGATGCAGTTAATGATGCTTATGGTGAAAAATTAGGAGAAGTATTCAAGGCATCTAACGTAGATCCTTGGGCCATCAGTGAACATTTCCATAATAATAAGGGTACTATCACTGATGATATGTATGCTTCTTTAGAAGGCGCAGGTCTTTCTCGTGCTTCTATAGATGCTTACCTAGCTGGTAGAGCAGTTGAATCTGGTTATACTAACACAACTGAAGTACAGGATATGTCTGATGCAGACATTAATTCTGTAAGAAATACTGTCGGTGGAGAAGCTGAGTACAATAAACTTGTAACTTGGGCTGCTGATAATTTAGATTCTAATACTATTCAAGGTTACGATAGTCTTTTAGAAACCGGTAATTTAAATGCTATTAAGTTAGCTCTATCAGGAATCAAATCACAATATGATGAAGCCAATGGGTATGAGGGTAGAATGTTAACAGGAAAAGCACCTAAATCTGGTGGAGATGTATTTAAAAGTCAAGCTCAATTAGTAGAAGCTATGGGTGACCCTCGATATGATAGGGATCCAGCTTATAGACAAGAGGTTATAGAAAAATTAGATCGTTCTGATTTGAAATTTTAATTATGCCTAAAGGTAAAGGTACTTATGGTACCAAGAAAGGGAGACCTCCAAAAAAATGATTCCAACAGTGCCGACCCGAACCTTCGTCATCGGCCATTAACTTACAATCTTTAATTTAATGACCCAAAGTAACGTATTTCCTAAGGAACCAAAGGTAGAAGTTCTTGAATCTCCTACAACTCAGGAGTATTTTCAAAATGCTGAACGTATCAACGGATGGCTCGCAATGATTGGATTCAATGCAGCTGTCGGAGCTTATATTTTTACAGGACAAATTTTCCCTGGAGTTTTCTAAATGACTACAGCCACACTTAATAAATCCCCATTGCAGAATTGGGATGAGTTTTGTGACTGGGTTACTAGCACCAACAACCGGCTTTACGTCGGTTGGTTTGGTGTACTTATGATACCCGCACTCTTAACTGCAGCAACTTGTTTTATTATCGCGTTCATAGCTGCACCGCCAGTAGACATTGACGGAATACGCGAACCAGTCGCAGGCTCTTTACTTTATGGAAACAATATTATATCTGGAGCTGTTGTACCTAGTAGCAACGCTATTGGGCTTCACTTCTACCCGATCTGGGAGGCAGCTAACTTGGATGAATGGCTCTACAACGGAGGCCCCTACCAACTTATCATCTTCCACTTCCTTATTGGCATCGCAGCTTACATGGGACGACAATGGGAACTTAGTTATAGACTGGGAATGCGACCATGGATAGCAGTAGCATACTCAGCACCCGTCTCAGCAGCCTTTGCTATATTCTTAGTGTACCCATTCGGTCAGGGGAGTTTCTCTGATGGTATGCCTCTTGGTATTTCCGGTACTTTCAATTTTATGTTCGTCTTCCAAGCCGAGCACAATATCCTCATGCATCCATTCCATATGCTTGGTGTTGCTGGGGTTTTCGGGGGAGCTTTATTCGCTGCTATGCACGGAAGTCTCGTTAGTTCCTCGATCATTAGAGAGACAACTGATAATGAATCGCAGAATTATGGCTATAAATTTGGCCAAGATGAGGAGACGTATAACATCGTCGCAGCTCATGGCTACTTCGGTCGTTTGATTTTCCAATATGCGTCTTTTAACAATTCTCGTTCTCTTCATTTCTTTCTTGCTACTTGGCCAGTGGTTTGCATATGGCTCACCTCCATGGGAGTCAGCACTATGGCTTTTAATCTCAACGGCTTTAACTTTAATCAATCTATCCTTGACGCAAATGGTAGGGTAGTACCTACGTGGGCTGATGTATTGAATAGAGCTAACTTAGGAATGGAAGTAATGCACGAGAGAAATGCACACAATTTCCCACTTGATTTAGCATCAGAGCCGACCCGAAATTTCGTCCTCGGCTAACTTGATAAGCGGCTCGGATAGTCGAATCCAGTAGAAGCAACAGGCAGCTGCGTCCGTTCATTCCCTTTCGGGAACGCATGAAACCACATCATGGAACGGGGGTGTGGTACTAAGGAGAAGATCCATGCAAAAAAAGATCCAACTAAAGTATCGCGGCGTGCCTTATACAAAGCAAACTTAAACTTTATTAATGAAAACATTAGCACTAGCACTCGCTTCCACACTCGTTGTTCTACCGGCTTCCGCCGGAGTCTACGTGAACGTAGAGAACAACGCATCTTATACAGGTTCTGATTATCAATCAGCTGTAACTGACTGGCATGTTGGTTACGAAGGAGCTGTTGATAAGCTTGGATACTATGTACAAGGTGGTCCCGCAACAGTTGCTGTTGATGGTGCTGACTCAGATACCAGACTATCTGGTAAGGTAGGTGCAAACATAGCTGCCACCGAGAAGCTTGACTTCTATGGCGAGCTATCAGTACTTACTGCTGATTCAGATACCAATAATGACAACGCTTGGGGTACTAAACTCGGAGCGAAGTTTAGCTTCTGATGAAGTATTTTGAATCCCCATGGGCCGTAGTTTATATGGTCCTGGGGTTCTTTATTATGGTAGAGGGTCTACATATGTACGAACATCAGCACTGTAGATCCTGTCCACCTTGTAAAATAAATGAGTATTGAAAAAACAGCTGAAGAGATAGGTCATAACCCATCTAATCCTATCGTTAAGATGTTGTTACTGAGCCCAAAGGATCATACTTTCTGGTATGAAAGAGAAGATGGTACTCGTTATATGGCTCATAAACGTAGAGAGATACGAGATGATTATTTCTACACTGAAGTTGATGGGTATCAATTAGAATTAAAAATGGACAATGCTAAGGTAACACCCTATGGGTATACACCTGAGATAAAAGATCCTCCTCTTGATACATTACCTAGTGATGTACAACCACCAGGTGTGGATGAGGAAAATGAAATCGAAAGCAGTGAGGCTGAATTAGAATCTCACTCTTATTAATTGGAACGGGAGCACCTCAGAGTCGGACTCCCTTTTCATTGGCACTGGCCCTGTACGCAGGATACCCTTTGCCGTCTAGACGGTAGGGAAAGACCTACAAAATTGATCAAAAAATTTCGTGCGAAAGAAAGTTAACAATAAACTTATTTTAATATAATGGCTAATGCTTTACAAACCGGAATAGGTAGAGCCAATCTATCTTCTGGTGTAGGTTATGATGGTACTGCTGATAAGTATGCTCTCTATTTGAAACTGTTCAGTGGAGAGATGTTTAAAGGCTTCCAGCATAACACAATTGCTCGTGATCTAGTCACGAAGCGGACCTTGAAGAACGGCAAATCATTGCAGTTCATCTATACAGGTCGCATGAAATCTGAGTACCATACTCCTGGTACACCTATCTTAGGTAATGATGACAAGTCACCTCCAGTAGCTGAGAAGACCATCGTAATGGATGATCTTTTAATCAGCTCTGCATTTGTCTATGACTTAGATGAGACACTTGCTCATTACGATTTGAGAGGAGAGATCTCTCGTAAGATTGGTTATGCTCTTGCTGAGAACTACGATCGTAAGATCTTCAGAGCTATTGCTCGTGGTGCTCGTAAGGCTTCACCTATCACTGCCTCAGGTTATGTAGAACCAGGTGGAACTCAGATCCAGTTAAATGCAACACAGAATAATACTCAAGCAACAACTGCTAGTAACTTAATTACAGGTTTCTTTGATGCTGCTGCAGTATTAGATGAGAAAGGGGTCAGTACAGATGGACGTGTAGCTGTTCTTAACCCAAGACAGTACTATGCACTAATCCAAGAGACTGGTGATAATGGTCTCATCAATCGTGACGTACAAGGTGCTGGACTACAGTCTGGTGAAGGCGTTGTATCGATTGCTGGTATCAAGATCTATAAGTCTATGAACATACCATTCCTTGGTAAGTTCGGTACTGCCAATACAATCACGAACCCTGGTTCATTTATTGGTCAGTCTATAGATTCAGCTGCTGGTAGTCAGTCTGGTACTTATGCAAGAGCAGATACAGGTGTAACAACAGTTACCAAAACAGCTCATGGTATTTCTGTTGGCGATAAGGTAGTATTCAATGCTACTGCAGGTACTGCTACTTCTGGTACTTACACAGTTGCTACTGTTCCTAATGCAGACACCTTTACATTTACGGACTCTGCACTAACTTCTACTCAGTCTAGTGCAGCTTGTACTTTCAACATCGCAGGTGTTAATAACAACTATGGTGAGTCTAATGACTTCGCTGGCTCTTGTGGCCTTATCTTCCAGAGAGAAGCTGCAGGTGTTGTTGAAGCAATTGGACCACAGGTTCAAACAACTAGTGGTGATGTATCCGTTATCTATCAAGGTGACGTAATACTTGGCCGCCTTGCAATGGGTGCAGATTATCTAAACCCAGCTGCTTGTGTTGAACTTCATGTAGGTTCCGCTGACGCTGCTTTCTAAATTTACTTTTATCCATAAGGGAGGGTTCTCACGCCCTCCTTTTTTTTATTCACAAATATTTATACCTATGGCAATTCCCACTACTATTGACACCGATACCGAACTATCCGCAGTGAACTCAATACTGGGAGCTATTGGTCAATCCCCAGTTACAACACTCGGTGCTATAACAGAGATAACAGGAGAAGTAACGTATACTGGTAGTAACGCTAGGGCTGGTACTTATACGAGATCTGGAACAACAGTTACTGTAACAAGTACTGGTCATGGACTGATTGTCGGTGAAGCTATTACCATTGATTTCACATCAGGCGGTGCAGCTGATGGTGATTATACAGTTATAACTGTTCCCAGTGCTGATACATTTACTATAACTACAACAGCTAACGGAAATATATCTACATCTAATCTAACTATTTCTCAATCAAAATTTGATATAGTTACTTCCTTCTCTACATCGAGTGAGATTAAAGCATCTCTTGATGGAGTAGAAACAACTGCATTTACTATAAGTGGTAATATCTTAACGTTCGCTTCAGCACCAGCTACTGATACTAGTATAAGAATTTGGAGAGAAAAAGAAGTTGCTAATACTCTAGCTAACCCAGAGGTTTCATTTATATATAATATATTAACGGAAGTTAATAAAGATGTACAGAATGAAGCCTGGGTATTTAATAAAGAATATAATGTAAAGATATCACCTGATAGTAATAAGCATATTTCAATACCACCTAACGTATTAAGTTATGATTTACATAGAGATGATGAGAAATTTGATAAGAATTTAGTCAGAAGAGCAGGTAAATTATGGGATACTATTGGCCAAACATATGAATTTGATGATGATGTTTACTTAGATATCGTATGGCTATGGCCTTTTGAAGATCTACCTAGTGCATTTAAAAGATATATTATATCTAGAGCTTCTGTTAGAGCTGCTACTCAGTTGATATCAAACCCACAACTAGTACAACTTTTACAAATACAGGAAGCTCAAACACGTGCAACCTGTTTAGAATATGAATGCCAACAAGGTGATCATTCATTTATGGGCTGGCCTGAGAAAACCTCTTACACACCCTACCAACCTTATGTAGTTTTAGCACGCTAATGGCAAGTATTACACAACAAATACCTAATTATATAGGAGGTATTTCAGAGCAGCCTGATGAATTGAAATTACCAGGCCAAGTAAGGACATTAAAGAATGCATTCCCTGATGTTACTTATGGATTAATGAAACGACCAGGTGGTGTACTACTTGGAAGTAATATGAATGCTAATACTGATGGTAAATGGTTCCATTATTATAGAGATGAAGGGGAGCAATACATAGGCCAAGTCAATAGAGCTGATGGTGTCGTCAAAATGTGGAGCTGTCTTGATGGTAGCTCTGTAGCTGTTTCATATGATAGCGGTAAAGAAACTGCTTTAAAAACATACTTAACACATACAGTTGATGATGATATTCAGACTTTAACTTTGAACGATTTTACATACATAACAAATCGTTTGAAAGAAGTTAAGATGGATACAACTATTACAGCACCAGCTAAACCTTTTGAAGCTTATATAGAATTAAAGAAAGTAGCTTATGCTAGTCAATATTCTGTAAATTTATATGATAGTACAGATACTGAATCAGTATTCACTGCTACTAGACTTACAATTAACAAATTAATTGACTCAAATAATTCTTGTGGTACAGGTTCTGGTGGAGCTGCTAGTGGAACTTTCCCACCTTCTGGTACTTTACCTGGTAGTACTAATTGGAATGCTAGATGTGGGAATGAAGCAGGAATAAAAGGAGATAGTCTTTGCCCCAATGTAAAGACTAGTGTGTTAGCAGTTAACCATGGTGATGCTGGGGATACTGCTCAATCTAATGGTGTTAGTCAACCAATTAGTGTTACCGGAACTAGAGGTTCATGGGTAACTGGAAGAGCTTATGCTATAGATGATACAGTTCTTTCAAGTAATGGTAAATTATATAGAGCTACAACTGCTGCAACAAGTTCAGGATCTACAGCACCATCCCATACATCAGGTACTGAGACAACAGGTGGTATTGCATGGTTATATCAAGGAGACCCAACAGAAAGGAAATTTTTATATTTTAGATTAACTACGACTGGTCAGTCTGTATCGACTTCAAATGAAGTTCCAACATACCATTGCCGTTATACAACAACTCATGATTTATTGTATGGAGGCCAAGGTTGGAGAATAGGTGATCGCTTTACAATATGGATGGCAGATGCTCAGTACGAAGTAATTGTATCAGATCACAGTGAAGCTAAGGTGCAAGCTAATCTAGGTTTAGTAAGACCCTTACCAACACCATTTGATAATAAACAAACTATCACTGCTGAAAGTATATTAGGTGATATCCAGGAAGCAATAATAGCTGATACTTTTGGATCTACAGCAGGTGCTAGTATAACACAAATTGGTAACGGTTTGTATATAACAAGAACATCAGCTAACTTTAATATCAGCACACCTGTAAGTGATTTATTAAATGTATTTACACATAGTGTTAAAGATGTAGCCGACTTACCAAGTCAATGTAAACATGGTTATGTCGTTAAAGTAGCTAATAGTGAAGCTGATGAAGATGATTATTACGTTAAATTTATAGGTAATAATGATAGAGACGGTGAAGGTGTGTGGGAAGAATGTCCACAACCTGGTAGGATGACTTCGTTTGATCCTGCTACTATGCCTATTCAATTAGTTAGACAAGCTGATGGTACATTTAAAATATCACAAGTTGAATGGGATCCAGCTCAAGTAGGTAGTGAAGTCACAGCAGGTAAACCAAGTTTTGTCTCTGGTTATGGGGTTCAAGGTACGACTGAATTAGACCCAACTGCTGCTGATTATAAAACAATAGATACTAACAGGAAAAGGTTTATAAATAAAATGCTATTCTTTAGGAATAGAATGGTTATGCTCAGTGATGAGAATGTAATCATGTCTAGACCTGGGGACTTCTTTAATTTCTGGCCAAAATCTGCAATTACATTTACAGCTAGTGACCATGTAGATTTATCCTGTAGTTCAGAGTATCCAGCTATCGTGTATGATGGTATTCAAGTGAATACTGGCTTATTGTTATTTACTAAGAACCAGCAGTTTATGTTAACAACTGACTCTGACGTTCTTAGTCCTAATACTGCTAAGATAAACTCTTTATGTACTTATAATTTTAACGAACAAACTAATCCAATATCACTTGGTACTACCACAGCTTTCTTAGATAATGCTGGTAAGTATACTAGATTCTTTGAAATAGCTAGTGTATTAAGAGAAGGTGAACCTGATGTATTAGAACAGAGTAAACCTGTTGCTAGATCATTCCCTAAAGATATCACATTAATTGCTAATTCCAGAGAGAATTCTATTGTATTCTTTGGTACAAAAGGTAAGTCTGAAATATTTGGATTTAGATATTTTGCTAGTGCTACAGAGAGGAAACAACAAGCTTGGTTTAACTGGACATTAAGTGGTAACGTTCAGCATATGGCTATGCTTGACGACGCTTTATATGTAGTTCTAAGGAATGGATCAAAAGATGTACTACAGAAATTCAGTATAAAAATAGATAATGATGGTGACTTTATCACTGATGATCAAGGTACTACTGACACTTCTGATGATGTTGTTTATAGAATCCATTTGGATAATGCTAAAATATTCCATTCTAATGCTTTAACATATGATTCGACTAATAACTTTACTAAATTTACTTTAGGCGATGGCTTCAATAATATAGAAGGTCAGCTTACTGCTTTCATTAGAGAATTCCAATCAGATAAACAAGGTGTTACAGCTCTTGCTTCTTTGTTTGTGGAGGATGGTATAAAAAAAGTAAAGCTTCATGGAGATTGGACTAAAGATACACCAGCTGCTAATGATAATTATTTAACATTAGGTTATACCTTTGAGATGGAAGTGGAATTCCCTACCATTTACGTAACTCAACAAAGTGGTGATGTCGTTAGAGCTGATGTACACGGTTCATTGATAGTACATAGAACTAGGTTTAGTTTAGGACCATCTGGTGTTTATGAAACAACATTAGAAAGATTAGGTAAACCTATTTATAAAGAATTATTTGAAGCTACTAGGGCTGATCAATCATTCTCATCTTCTATTATATTTAATAAAGATCAGAAAACAACATTACCTGTATATGAGAAGAATGTCAATTTAACATTAAAACTTAAATCCAAACACCCATCCCCTGCTACATTATATTCAATGACATGGGAAGGAGATTACACACCTAAATATTATCAACGTGTCTAATTACATTCACCCAATAACTGTGGAGGCTGCCAAAGAGGTGGCCTCTAATTTACGTCCAGATGACCATAGAGAGATCGAAGAAGGCTGGGGGCTAGATCCTATCAAGTACCTACCTTTGGCTGCTCTGAGTGGTGATGGGGTGTGGTTTGAGGTGCCTAACGGCAAGACTGCCGGACTGGCCGGAGTTGATGAAGGAGGTATTATTTGGATGGTATGTACACCAGCTATTCATGAATACCCAGTAACATTTGCAAGAGAAGCTAAAAGGTTTGTTGAGAGTAGAACAGAACCTTTGCTTTGGAATATCGTTGACAAACGAAATAGAATCCACTTAAAACTACTCAAATTTTTAGGCTTTAAATTTCTACGAGAAATTTCTCACGGGCCTAATAACTTACCCTTTATCGAGTTTTGCCGTGTGCTTAGGACAAGACGCTAGAAATGCGAACAAAGCTGCTAGACGAAATTACGAATACCAACTCAAAGTAAGAGAACAGAACTGGATGAATACTCTTGCTCTTACTAATGTAGAAAGAGTACAGTTTGCTCAAACACAAGACGCTGCTCATGTTGGGTTAGGTAATACTTACGCAGAAATACAAGAGAAATATAGAGACCAAATTGGTGAAGCTTTGCAAGCAAGTGAAGGTTTACGAAAACAATTTTTACAAGAAAATGTCAGTGATCAATTAGCAGCTGCAGGACGAACTGGTCGATCAGCTGACCGTATTGGGACTGTAGAGCTTGGTAATTATTTAGCTCAAGGGTCACGTATGGCCTATCAATTAACTCAATCTAGAAGAGATTTGACTAAAGAAGGAGCTCAAGCTGCCGCCCAAGCCAGAGCCGCACAGATGAATGCGTTTGCTAAAGTTAATATTATTAAGAGTCCAGACATTGCACCTCCAAAACCTGTTATGCAAAATGTAGGTATGGCTGCATTTAGGGATGCACTTAGTATTGCTGGAAGTGTTGCTGGTATAGCAACTGGCATTGGTACTTTAAAATCAGCCGGATTATTTGGAGGACTGGCAAAGTCAGGTATAGTATCAAAAGCTGCTCCTTTTGTTCTTGGAGGTAGTAACCCAATTGGTACAGCAGCAGGCTTAGGGGCATCCGCATTTCTAGGTAAAAGCAAATTTCCAATACTGAAATGATATGAAATCATCTAAATATTTAATAGCTCAAGGGCCTTCTCTAGGTGTTAGTATAGACAATTTAAAACAGTATTATGCTGAGGATGAGAGAAAACGTAGAGAGCACGGACAACGTATGGAGCATAACCGTGCACAACAATTACAGGTTGACCAGAGAGAAGGCATAGGACCAACCTTAGGTTTACTTAGTAATTTTTCTCAAACAGCAGGAGCTTATGCTAAACAACAGAAACAATTTGCAGATATAAAACTTGAATCAGATCGGTTAAAAGCACAAGTTGATTTCTCAAAGTTAGATACTAAATCTATTGAAATTATTAATAAATTAATCCAAGAATCTGGTGATAAACTTAAATTTGATGGTGCTGTATTTAAGAAGAAAGTTAATGCAAGTGAGGAATTAACTCCAGCTGTTAAAAGACTAATCAATTCTCAACATGGTAGTTCTATTTATAGATTACATGAGCAGTTTGGTTTTCATGTAATTGATAGTTTAGATAGTTACCTTGAGCAATACTATAAAGATAATCCATCATTCCAGAGTAAGGTTACTGCAGAAAGACTGAGTGGTAATTATATTGGTGAGCAGAATTTATACAAACAAGTTGCTTACGAACGATTCGCTGCTTTACGTTTTAATGAAGATTTTGTAACTGCTAATTTTGAAAAACCATTAACTAAGCTACTTGACACCAAAGGTGCGATGGCTAAGTTATATTATGATACACAATATCTTTCAGAGTTAGAAATAGAGTTTGATCGAAATATAGATACTGCTAAAAAACAACTTGAAAGTAACCCAACAGCTCTTACTGATGAAATAAATAGTCAATTAGTTGCAGATAATAATTATAAACCTAGAACTGTTGCGCGTTTATATCGTTTAGCCAAAGCTGGAAAGTTGACACGGAATGAAATATATGCAATAAAAGATGGTAAGTTACCACCAGAATTGAAATATGCAGCTGGTTCTTTAGGGAAAGCTTTGTTTTCAGATGAGCAATGGGAAAGTATAGAAAGAGGTGTTGATGAATTCGAAGCAAATGCTGTAAACACTCATACCACTAGAATCCAACAATCCGCAAATACAACTCTAGCTGCTATTTATCAAGGTACAGAATCTATTGAACAATTAGAGGCTATGAAACGTGAAGCTTTATTAGCCTTATCAAGAGCAGGACTTCAAGATACAAAAATATACAAACGGTTAGATAATACTGATGTTTCTATACAAAAACCTGAGTCTTATGCGGCTGCAGCAGAAAAGTACAGTCCTTATATTACTGGTAATAAAATAGGCCATCGTTTAAAAGATTTAGAGGATTTTGATAGTATAGGTCAAGGTAGACTTTCTCAAGAATTAAAGAATCTTGCAGCAGCTGATGCAAAATATTTCAGGGGTAGAGGTTTGCCAGATACTCATGAGGGTTTTGTGAAAGCAGCTGAGGGGGTATTAGCTAAATCCACTGCTGCCAAGAATGTACCTACTAAAATTGATCATACATCTGACGAGTTTAAGTATCTTTCTTATACTATAGCTATAAAACGTCAAGAACTACATGCTCAAGCAAGATTGGATCATCCAGATAATGACATCAAAGCATTTGGTCAAGCTGAACTTTTATTTAATCAATGGTTGGAAGCTAATGGTGCTAATGAAATAGATAATAATGGTCAGAATCCTAGAGCACGTATATTATCACCAAACCTTAAAGGTCAATATCAGATATCTAAGGAGAGAAGGATGGCTCTCTTTGAAAGCAGTCAATTAGGTACAAAAGGTAATGTTAATGCATGGTCGCAGAATTTAATAACAGCACATACTCAATCTGGTGGTAATAAAGAGAAAGCATTAAATACTGCAAATTCTTTGACTTCACATGGTGATATACAAGGGGTGTTTATAAATAGTACTCTTGATGCTAAAGGTAAGCCCATACCTAATTTTTCTCCCGAAATTATTTTTAAAGCAAGAGCATTACGTATACAACCAGCACAATTAATTCTTAGACAATTACAAGCTTTGAAAACAAGTGACGATCCTAGGGATAAAAATTTCTACAATCGACACAACTTAAAACAGTATGAAGAGTTATTAAAGAATGATCCAGCTATTAAAATAGAAGAAGCTCTTGTAAATATGGCAGATGATAAGGGACAGAAGTTATTATTTTTATGGAGGAATGGAGTTGAAAATATGACAGCTAATCAAATAACTAGACTTATTGACTCCCTTTCAGGATTTAAGTGGAGTGGAAATTCTTTCAATCAAGGATTCCCCGTTTTTTAACTAATTAAACTTATGGATGAATTAGAACTTGATGCCCAATCAGTAGTAGATCAAGTACAATCTGCATTGGAAGGCACACAAGTGGATGTACAGTCAGAATTAGAAGTACCTACGGATACTCCTCCACCTCAACCTGCACAAGTACAACAACCTTCTACGGAAGGAAACGAACAAACAGATGAAGGCTTTAAGATACCACGTTCAGAAGATGTCAATGATGGAAGTGTAGGAGGTATCTTAAAAGGTACTGCTGTAGGTATGGCAGAAACTGCTGCACCTATTGTTGGTATAACTGATACTGTTATAGATACAATTAATTTAATACCTGGAGTTGATCTACCTAAAGTACCTGAATATGAAAGCAACACTACTCAAGCTCTCCGTAATATATCAGGACTTATAATACCATCATTAGGGTTACGAGCTAAGCTACTCTCATGGGGCGCTAAGACACATGCTGCAGGGACAGCAGCACCTTGGTTACAGAAATTAGGTAATAGTAGATCATTCCAATATTTCGCTAAGTTTGGAGCTGATGTAGGTACTGCTGGTTTAGTAGATTATGTAGCAGAACAAAATCAGAAAGATGATAACTTATTTGGTACTCTAAAAAACTACTGGCCTCAAACATTTCAATGGATACCTAATAGTATAGCTACTAATGCTGATGACACACCTGGAGAGAAACGTGCTAAGAACGTTAATGAAGGTGCTATCTTTGGTGTACTAAGTAGTGTAGTTGAAGGTGTTGCGTATTTATCTGGTGCTGGTAGAAGTTTAAAAAGAACTGGTAAATTTGTACCTGGTAAAGAAACTGAAATTAGTTCCAAGGAATTAAACGCACGTACTTCAGATGAATTCGATGCTACTAAATTTTCTGATAAACCTGTAGAAGATCAGGTACTCAGAGACTATGCTAAGAAGGAACATGAACTTAACTTACTTTCTGAATACTATATAAGCAGAGGTGAAGAACCTCCTAATTGGCCACTCTTTGATGAAGGTGAGAAGTTAGTACGTACTAGAGATTCTGACGGCATTGCAGGAGCAATGGCTGATGAAGCACAGATAACTAATAATATAGAGACAGGTTGGGGGCGAATAGGTAACCTACTACATGAAGCTGGTAGAAAAGAAGGAATAGAATTCCAGAATCTTACCAATAGAACTTTAGTCAGTGAACTAACAGCTGAACTCAAGGCTGTTAAAGGTGCTTCTAAGACTCTTAGATCAGGTAAACGCATCACAGCACGGATGATGGATGAGGCAGGCAGGAGACTAGCTGCTACACTCTTACATCCTAGAGTAGATACTGATGATATTCTTGGAATTCTAGATGAGTTCAAGAGGTCAGTGGAGGGCTCTGCAGTTAGAATTGCAGGTAAAAAGGGTATTAAGTCAGCTGTAAAGCAGTTGAAAGAGCAGATGCTTGACCTTGATGCCCATAAAGCTAGAGCTTATCTTGCAACGTCAGAGGCAGGTCAGGTAGCTGACTTTGCTGAAGGTGCAAGATTGATGGAAGACGGAGCTTCAGTTCTTAGAACAGTAGAGCTTATGGCAGATCGATTGGAAGTTCTTCAAGTTGAGAAAGCTTTAGCTAACTTTGAAGCTAATTCCATGTTGTCTAATATGAACACTTGGAAATCTGCTGTAGAAACAGGTGATATTCGTATAATGAATGCAGCTGCTGATAGTATCGTAGGTGATGCTGGAGAGAGATTGACAGAGATTATACCTAAAGCTAAAGAATGGACTGAAACATTAAAGGCTGTAGCTAGAGAGAATCCTGAATTCCTCAGACCTTTCTTATTAGCTAATGAGTTTACTGATGGTAATGTAGACTCTATGTATAAGTTACATCAATGGGCTCAAGATAACTTAGGAGTATTTAAGAAAGCTATTTATGATAGTAATCCTGAAGTGCCTTCAATCATCAACAAAGCTTGGTGGAGTAATCTCTTTAACTCTGCACTCTCTGCTATTGGTACACCATTCAGAGCTGGTGCTGGTAACTTAACAGGTTTACTTGGTAGAGGTACTGCTACTGTATTTGGTGCTGTAGCTGAAGGTGACTTTGTAAGAGCTCAGAATGCTATGACAGCTCACTTTGCATTAGATGATACTTTATCCAAAGCTTTAGATCATATGAGATTGGTCTTTAGAAAAGCATCGACTAATCCTAAAGAAGTTAGTTATGTAATGCGTAGTGATATTGCAATTAAAGAAGAGAAAGCTTTATCAAGTCTCAGAGCTTATGCTGATGCTGCTTCTGCTAATGGAGAAGATGGTGCTTCAATGCTTCTTAAAGTATATGAAGATTTAGATGCACTATCTATGGATCCTGTACTTAGATTAGGTGGTAACTCTATGACAGCTCTTGACGGTTTTGCTAAGTCTGTTGTAGCTAATACCGAAGCTAAGTATATTGCTATTAATAAACTAACTAAAGCTGGTGAAGAAATAACTGATGCAAGGTTGAGAGCAGTATCTGAAGATATCTATAATAGTTGGTTTGATAAGAATGGGATGATTGCAAATGAAACCGTAGATGCTATTACAAGTGAAATAGCGTTGAATGCTGATTCACCTGTTGTAGATGGTTTTAATACTTTCCTCAAACGCTTCCCAGCTGCTAGATCTTTTATTTGGTTCCCTAGAACTACTGCTAATGTTATTGATACTTTTGGTAAATGGAGTCCAGCAGGTGTATTATCATCTGATTATCAGAAATTATGGGGCCCATTAGGTCGTAAACACATAAATGATTTCACTCAAGATGAGATTATTTCATTTTTAACTAGTAAAGGTAGGGAAATCAATGAGAATGCACTAGAAACTTTTACAATGCTTCGTTATGAAACTAAAGGTAAAGCTGCTATAGGTAGTTTATTTGTTACTGCAGCAGGTTTAGCCTTTACAAATGGACGTTGTACTGGTACAGGTCATTATGATAAAGCTAGGCAGCGTATGAGATTACGTAGTGGTTGGAAACCTAAAACTTGTCAAATCCCTGGTACTAATAAAGTAGCTAGTTATGAGTGGATGGGCCCATTAGGTGACTGGTTAGCACTTACTATTGATGTTGCTGATAACTTTGATAGTTTAACCTCTGGTATGCAAGAAGATTTATACAAAAAACTTATGTTCCTTTTAGGTTCTTCTGTTACTAATAGATCAGTTCTATCTCAACTAGAACCATTACATGATGTGTTACAAGGTAATGGAGCTGCAGCTGCAAGGTTTGCTACTAGTTTTGGTAATAATTTAGTACCTTTAGGTAGTTTACGTAATGAATTGGGTAAAGTATTATATCCTGGATTACGCCAGATACGAGGTGAATTAGATGAATTACTGAGAAATAGAAATGCTTTATTAGATTCAGTTGATCCTAACCGTGCCTTACCACCTTTAGTTGATCCTATTGATGGTAAACCTGTTGGTTATCAAGAGAATTGGTTTATCAGAGTATTTAATATGGGTCCAATCAAGATCCATGATAAACCATCTAAAGAACGACAGTTCCTTATTGATATTGAATTCAATAGTTCTCCTACTATGAATCTGAGCCAGAGAGGTGTGCCTTTAGAAAGCCATGAAATAGCTGCAATTAATAGTAAGATTGGTGAGCAAGGGTATTATCGAGATGAAATACGTTCAATACAAAGAGATGCTAATAAATTGAGTTATATTGCTCCTGATGGTACAGAGTATAAAGGGTTTGTTAATATTATTCAAGCTGCAAGACGTGGCGGTATTTCATCTGAAATATTAGATACTACTAAATTTGCTAATATTTATTCTAGATTAAAAAAAGCATATTCACAAGCTAAAAAATTCGCTGAAAACTCTCTAGATGAACCAATGAGATCTGCTATACTTCAACGTGAGTATGATAAAAATAGTCTAGAATTACAACAACAAACTGGTGACATCGATCAACTAATTAACATGCATAAATAACCATGGCAACAGAAGTAACTTATAGTGGGGATGGTTCTAATAAAATATTCAATATAACATTCCCATTTTTAAAATCAGATGATGTAAAAGTACAAATTGGTGATTCTACTTTGGCTGCATCTGCTTACAGCATTACTGGAACTGTGGTTACAACAGACACAGCCCCAGCTTCAGGTACTAATAACGTTAAACTTTACAGAGTAACACCAATTGATTCTGCTGTACATGATTATTCAGCAGGATCTACTATAAGAGCAAAGAATTTAAATGATAATCAAAAACAAGTCTTATATGGTATTGAAGAAGCTCAGTTAGTTTCAGTTACCTCAGGAGGCATCACTACAGGTGCTAAAAATGATATACATGTAAACAGTGATACAGATTGGTTTATCCGAACTGGTTCTGTAGAACAATCTATGTTGGCTAACAATAGTGTAGGTTCTGATGAAATAATAAATGATTCTATAACACATGATAAATTAAAGGATTCTGCTGATACTGATAGCGATAGAGCAGTTACAACTAATCATATAAGAGATGGAGCAGTTACACAAAATAAAATTAATAATGATGCTGTTACCTATGAGAAGATACAGAATGTTGCAACAGCTAATCGTGTATTAGGTAGTACTTCTGCTGGTGGTGTAGTCTCAGAATTAGAAGTAAATACAGATTTGATAGCAGGTGAAGCTATTACAGAAGCTAAATTAAAAGCTGATAATGATCCGGCTGATGATAAAGTTTTAACAGCTAAATCTAGTGCAGCCGGTGGTTTGACTTGGCAAAACCCAGTAATAACAGCTGCAAGTGCACCGTCTGGTTTCCAGGTGGGGTTTGCCCATATGAAAACAAGTACTCAAGAGAATTTCACATCTAATAATACTTGGACTGATTGCAATTTAGTACTTGCTTATACACCGAAATTAGCTACTTCTCTTATTGTATTAGAAGCTAGAGCAATGCTAAACTGTAGAGCAGTAGATGAGGAGCGTTATGCTTATTATGAAGCTAGGTTTGAATTAGATGGTACTGATACAGCTATAGATGGTACGTATGGTGTGAATTATGGTTGGGCTGCAGAACAGAGTGGATATGCATATTATGCTACCAACTCGAACTTACCTTTAACATTTACAGGTATGTATTCGAATACTAGTAGTGCTCAAAAAACATTTAGATTACAATTAAGAGCCCCTGATGTGACTACCGATTTTAAACTGAATTATGATGCCAATTATTTTGGCAAAGATTCTGCTAATTCTTATTTTATAATAAGAGAAATGGCCCCTTAAACGAAGGATAATTAATGGCTACAACAACTGAAAATTATACAGGGAATGGTAGCACAAAAGTTTATTCTTTTACATTCCCTTATTTAAAAACTGAAGATGTAAAAGTACAGGTTAACGGTGTAGATCGTAACCCGGGTACTGATTCAACTGAATATTCCGTGTCGGCCACCTCCCTCACGTTTGTAACAGCACCAACTAATGGTCACAAAATTAAAATTTATAGAAAGACTGATTGCGATAATGCTAAAGCAGTGTTTGCTGCTGGAGCTTCAATCAGAGCTAGGGATTTAAATAACAATACAGAGCAAACACTATACTTTGCTCAAGAATTTGCTGATCCCAATAATCCTATATCAGCTACTAGTCTTGGTTTAGACGAAGCTGCTAAAGTAGATGGTTCTGTTATTTATTATAATTCATTAGCTTCTAAATTTAAAGCTGATGCTAATCAAACCTTAACAACACTTGTGGATGGAGGATCCTACGCATAATGGCTAGATTAAAAATTAAAAGAAACACTCAAAATAGTAATGCACCGTCGAACACTGATTTAGTTAGAGGTGAATTAGCATTTAATGAATCAAGTGAATCACTTTTTATTGGTAAAGGTGATAATGGTTCTGGAGCAGCAGCCTCGGTTGTCAATCTAGGTGGTTCAGGTTTATTTGTTGATAAATCTACTAACCAAACTGGTATAGCAGGTAATAAAACATTCACTGGCAATATTACGATTGATGGTAATCTAACAGTTAGTGGTGACAACGAAACTGTTTTAGGTAATACAGTAAATATTGGTGATAATATAATTGTCCTTAATAGTGATGCAACCGGTACTCCATCAGCAGATGCTGGGATTGAGGTTGAACGAGGAGATTCGGCTAATGTATCTATACGTTGGGATGAAAGTAGCACTAAATGGCAACTTACTAATGATGGTAGTAGCTTCGCTGATATCGGTAGTTCTTCAACAGATACTAATACTACATATTCAACGTCCTGGGTAGATTCTAGTAATGATGTTATTCTTCGCCTAACAGCTTCAGGCTCTGGTAGTGGCAATGATGATTTAAAAATTGTTGCTGGAAATAATATAACCTTAACTCCAAATGGGGATAACTTAGAAATAGTTGCAACTGATACTAACACAGTTTATACTCACCCCAATCATAGCGGTGATGTAACTTCAACTGGTGATGGTGCTACTAGTATTGGTGATGGTAAGGTTACATATGCTAAGATGCAGGATGTATCGGCAACTAATAAAGTATTAGGTAGGATTTCATCTGGTGCTGGTGATGTAGAAGAGCTCACAGCAGCTAATATACGTACAATAATTAACGTAGAGGATGGTGCTACAGGTGATCAAAGTGCAACAGACATTCACAATTTACTAGCGAGTAGTAATTTAACAGCTGATCATCTTGCTGTAAACTCTGTTGGGGCTAGTGAACTTGCTGATAACGCAGTAGATACTAACGCTATTGCGGATGACGCTGTTACCTATGGGAAGATGCAGGATACCACGGCTAGTGACATATTGTTAGGACGTGATTCAGCGGGTGGAGGTACTATAGAAGAAATAAGTGCAACTAATGCCAGGACTCTGCTTGGTTTAAACGACAATACAGTTTCACTCGGGTGTAACACCACAGGATTTGCTACACACGTTAAAATTACAGATCACACAAATACAGATGAAAACAACCTTATAGCATTTGTAGAAGATGCTGCAGGAGCAGGTGATACTCGTGGTTTAGAGACAGATAGTGCTTTCCATTACAACCCAAGCACAGGATTACTTACCGTAGGAGCTATAGACGGAGGGACTTATTAAGTTATGGCAACTATCAAACATAAGAGAGGTACTAGTGATCCTGGTACCTCTGATGTTGCGGTAGGTGAACTTGCCATTAATACCGCAGATGGTGGTTTATTTACGCAAACGGACGGAGGTTCGGTTGTAGAGATAGGTTCTGGTGGTGGTGGAACAGTTGCTGATGGATGTGTGTATGAAAACTCACAAACAATTTCGAACAACTATACGATGAGTACAAATAAAAATGGTATGACTGCCGGACCTGTGACAGTATCTGCTACCGTGACTATACCTTCTGGATCTAGCTGGAGTATAGTATAATGGCAGTATTAACTTCAACAGCCTTAACAGGCATAACAACACGAATGGCAGATACAGCAATGTCTGCCGGAAGTATTTTACAAGTAGTACAAACAGAAGTAACAGATACTAAATCCGTAACTTCTGCGCCTTCTACAACTCAAGGGGTAGATTTAGGAATCTCAGTTGCTATAACACCTAGTGCAGCAAGTAGCAAAATCCTTGTAATGTGTGATTTAAACTATGCACAAAGTGGCTCCTTCGCAGCTTTTCTCTGGTTACTACGTGGATCTACTGTTACTATTGAAGGAGCTGATGCAAGTAATAGAATAGGTTGTACTAAATATCTTACTGGTTATAGTGGCACTGTAGCTCAAGATGCTTTACATATCTATCAAGTTGGTATCAACCATTTAGATTCACCAAACACTACAGATGAAGTAACTTATAAAATACAAGTAGGTAATTATAGTACCAATTATTATTCATATTTAAATCGTACTCATACTGACCAAGACGGAGCAGCGTATGATGGTCGTGGTTCTTCCACAATGATAGCAATGGAGGTAGCAGGATGAGTGGAAAATTAAGACTTAGTGGGTCCACATCTGGGTATATAGAATTACAAGCTGAAGCTGTAGCTAATAACTCAACACTGACTATCTCTAATGATGGTTTTGGTGGAGGTAAGGTTCTACAAGTAGTACAATCAATTAAGACAGACGCAGAAGCTATTGTAACTGGATTTACTTGGACAGATATTGATGATTTATCCGTAACAATTACTCCATCTGCAGCTACCAGTAAAGTTTTTGTAATGGCTGATTTCGCTTGTGGTTCGAGTAATGCTTATAGTATGAAAATAAGATTATATAGAGGTAGTACTCATATCTATAAAGGAGATGATAGCGATGATTATGTATCAGTTACTAAGAGACTTCAACCATACGGTAATAGTAATGATTTCTATAAACTAGAGAACGCTTCAATTGGTTTTTTAGATTCACCAAATACTACTAGTGCTACTACATATAAACTACAAGGTGCTTGCTATGGTAGCCAAACAATGTATATTAATAGAACTTCTACAATGAACGCACAGAAAGCCCTTGGTTATGATAGTATCCCTGCATCAAGTATATCAGTTTGGGAGATAGGAGCATGATGGATATAGACGCCGTATTAAAAGCATATCCTAATGTCACAAAATGTAATTCAAAAGGTGCTTGGGATAAAGATGGTAATAAAGTTACTATTGACCAATCTAAGATAGATACTACACGTGCAGAATTAGATAAAGAGTGGGATGATACTCAATACCAACGAAATAGAACTGGTGGTCCTGGTAGTGAAGATGGGAAAACTAACTACCCTACTCTATCAGAACAATTAGATCTATTATATTGGGACAAAAAGAATGGTACTAACAAGTGGGTCGAAGCCATTGACAAAGTAAAATCAGATAACCCCAAACCATCATGAGTACATTAAATACAACTAACATCAAACATGCATCGTCTAGTAGTAATAACATCATTCTAAATTCTGACGGTACTTCTAGATTTGGGCATGGTGTTATAGAACAATTCTTTTCTCCTTGTGATGGATCAACTATCGAATTAAGAACTGGAGATATAACTCTTGGGAATGCTAATTCTGAGTACCATTTGACTACAACCTTTACTGATATAACTGGATCAACCATTACATACACACCTCCAGCAGGTACAAAACAAGTTATATATGAATTCCAATATCATACTGCACCTGTAGATAATGATAATGAATTTAGTACCCGTTTGTACTTAGATAGTGATGAGATAACTGATGCAAGATCTGCAATTAGATCTTACACATCAATGAGTAATTTAAATCAGTATAAATGGTCCTTTAATATAGGAGGTACTACTAGCACCTCAACAGGCAGAGTAGCATCTTGGACTTCATCTAAAACTATTAAATTACAAGCATGTGAAAGATCTACCAGCAATGAAGTCGCAATGCATCAAACTGGTTTCCACGGCACATCAATAACTGATGTATTTGTTAGACCTTGTATTGGTATAACTGCTATTGGTTGATATTCTTTTTATTCACTTATCAAACTTTTAAAAATTTATAAATAATGGGATTAGATCACGAAGCAATTAGAAAGGCATATCCTAACGCCGTCACTATTGATGATGGTACAGGAGCCTTTGATGCAAATCGTAATAAAATTACTCTTGTACAATCAGATATTGATGCAGCACGTACTACATTAAATACAGAGGCTGCAGCAGTTAAGTATAAAAAAGATAGAGTAGGTAACCCTTTCCCAGGAACAGGTGATACTGTGTATTTATCAGTCGGAGACCAGTTAGATTTGCTCTATAAAGACATCGTAGCTGGAACAGTTACAGCAAGTGGTGGTTTTGCAACAGCAATAAAAGCAACAAAGGATAAATATCCTAAACCATCATAAAATATGAGTGAAAATACCAACACTAATAATACCTAAAACACCACCTATCCCAGACCCTCCTACAATCCCCTTGAAGGTGCCTTCGGCTCACATACCATCCTTTCCCCCTATAGTGGTACCTCCGAGCGATCTGGAGGCCCCTGAGGGGGTAGAGGCGGAGGCTAAGGAAACAGAGACACCTGTACCTCCTAAGATAGATATACCTATTATAGATATACAATTACCAATACCAACTGCTGAGGTTGTGGCAACTGCTACTTATGCAGCTGTAGCTGCTGTAGCTACTACCACACTTGCAACACCTTTCTTTGATACAATTAAGAAGAAAGTTCAGAAATTCTTACAAGGCAAGATTGATAAATGGAAGGAAAACCGGAAGAAAAAAAGGGACTTATCCGTAAACTCAAAGACGGAATAGAGGACCAAGAAGCCCAAATCCAGATCCTTGGAACATTCGTCAGACTTGGCGTTGTCGTTTGGTCTGGGTTTATCATAACACTCAACTATGTAGAATTACCAATGATCAAGAAAGCTGGTAACAGCGATATAACTTTTGTCGCGTCGGTCTTCACTGGAGCCCTCGCAACATTTGGTTTGACCACTGGTAATAAAGATGGTAAAGGTAAACCCGTAAATTGTCCTATGGCTAAAAAGAAAGAAGAATGAAGAAATGGCTTTTACTCTTAATGCTGTTATCCCCCACGGTAGCAAGAGCGGAATTGGTAACACCCAATTTCACCCAAGGCTCAATGCAGAGCACAACAACTACCACCCAAGAAATAACAGAGGAGATCTCAACCACTACTTATGGGTCCGCCTTAAACAAATGGACTGGAGAAAACATCACTCATACTTCAGCCACCTCTGGAGGTATTGTAGATTCCGACTCGGTATTTACAATCCATACAGTAGGAGATCCATTCACCCTGGAGATAACAACAAGAGCAGCAAGTCAAGTACTATCTCTAACAGAAGTAGAAAGAACCATCGAAACTTCTGCTACTACTACATCATTATCAGTCTTCTCACAATAGGAGTACCAGTATATGCTGAAGAAGGAGAGACCAAGAATGTATCAAATCCTGTGGCAGCAGCTACTGGAAACGTTACAAATCAAGCCGTACAATTCCAAAACAACGGAGCCCCATCTCGTCAGAGTTACGGCCCGAACATATCCTGTAACGGAGCAACGATGACCTTTAGCCCATTTTATATGGGCAATCATGTTCAGCCTAAAATACCGGCTGATCCTGACGGTTATGTTCTAAATGAAAACTGGGGAGCCCAATTAAATTTTATGGTTCCCCTTGATGGCGGTATAGTTGAACAATGTAAAGCTATAGCAGCTCGTCAAGAAGAAAAGATGCAATTGAATTACGAACTTGTCAGAATTGATAACTGTGCAAAACTCCAGCAAAAAGGCTTTATGCTTAGACCTGGAAGCCGTGTATATCATCTCTGTCATGACGTAATTCCAATTGCTGCTTATAAACAAGAAGTTAAAGAACTTCAAAACAATCCATTCAAATTAAACTACAATGACTTTAATAATCAAGCCAATCCTTTTAGCATTCCTAAAAAGTGATTCAGTAAAGCAACTAGTAATAGATTTACTTTCAGCTTACGTAACAAGGACTGACAATAAACTTGATGATAAGGCTCTAGAAATCGTAAAAGACAAACTATTCAGTTAAAACCATGGCTAAGGCCAAAGAAGAGCAGTTCAATGAATTGCATAATCTTGTCACTCTTGAATTTCTTAAACGGGTCAAGAGTGGTGAGGCGACTACCCAAGACTTAAAAGCAGCCTGCGATTGGCTTAAAACTAATGATATTACAGGTATTGCTACTGAAGGGAATCCTTTAGATAAATTAGCTAGTGTAATACCAACAATTGATCCATCGCTTATACAACGGAGAATGTATGGCAAAGTCCTCAACTGAAACATATCGAACAAATGCTAAGTCAAGAGCTAAGCATGTAAGGGATAATAGTCCTGGTGGTAAGTATGCTCATAGTAAAGCTTACAAGAGAGCCCACTCTAAAGCCCGTAGGAAGCTTGGAATCATGGGTAAAGGTGGTAAGGACGTTGTGAAAAGAAATGGTAAGCTGACGGGTACAGAGAGTGTCAAGATCAACCGCGGTAGAGGCGGTGCTCAGAAGAGGTAATTATGGCAACATGGGAAGAAGAGTTTTTAGAAGGTGATGAGGATTCACCTAGTTACTCGCCTACTGCCCCTGATCCTACATTTGGACAAACTATCTTTAATGTTTTAGGTAATTTAAACGAAGCTAGAAAAGCTATACCAGAACCTCCTGATATTTTAGTAGATACAGTTGATTGGTTTTATAAAAATCATCCGGTTGGTAAATTAGATCAAGCAGTAGATTATGGAGCAGGCGAAATATCAAAAGGTATTAGTCAGCAAGATTTCCCTGGTTCTGATATAGTAGGACCAGCTGCAGGGATCGCTTTTTCTATTGCAGCACCAGGAGGGTTAGCAGGAAAAGCAACTGCTGCTTCTCAAATTTCTAAATCATTTAATCGGATTAATAAATTAAAAAAAGCGAAAAAAGTAGTAAATAAAATAGATTGGTTTTCACCATCAAGCGGTCAATTACAGCATGCTTTTGCTACTGCTGGTGTACCTAATAGTATCTTTTACAAAGGTGTTAATCTTTCTGATGATGCTAATTTATCTAAGAACTTCTTTGAAGCTAGAGGACTAGATAGTTTCCGACAAAGAAATATTAAAGCCCGTCAAGAACGAGGCTGGGCAAATGCAGATAATTTAAAAACTAAAACTCCTGATCCAAGTTGGCAGTTACCTAAGAATCAACTTGAAGATTTAGAAGAATTAGCTAGTGATTGGGCTAGAGAACAAGCTGACTTAATGAGGCAGGCTGGTAAATCAGAAAAAGATATAACTAAAACATTAAAGAAAAGATTAACTAAAGAATGGACTGACTCTGGAATAGAATTAGATGAAGAACTTTTCAGATTTGGTCAAGGTAATATGGAAGAGGTTTTACAACCTGGTTCTACTTCTAGATTAAAACTAAAAACTAGAAAACATATAGATGCAAGAGCTTTAGGCTCAGATCCTACACAAGATCCAGCTGTACAGCAATTCTTTAAAAGAGCGCATAAACAAGGTGCTCTAGATCCTGAATTTACCCTTGAATCTTATGGTAAATATGTTAAAGAAGGAGCTGCTTGGTCAGATAGGATGACAGTTGATATGGCTAAACATTTTGGAGGATCTAAAGCTAAACAAACTGCAATCAGTGATTGGACTATGAAATCTGGTGCTTTAGATAAGGAGCATGCTTGGTCTATAGCACTTAAAGGTAGTAATGATTTCTTATCTCAATTCTATGGAAGTAGGATGCTTAATCGTAGTCAAGGTAAACTCAATTCATTCACACGTGAAGTGATGAATATTTTAGGAGCTCCGAGTAATAATTTAGAATCTGCAACTAATTGGGCAGCTGAACAGATGGCACGTAAATCTAAGAAAACATTTTATAATCCAGCTCAAGAGTTAATGCCTTCAGATTGGTTAAGAGTACAAGATGCTTTTGCGAGAGTACCTCCTGGCGCTTCTAAACATATACAAGAAGAAGTTGCTATGAAGGTATTGAGAGAAAGGGAAATAATTACAGCGTGGGCTAAGTCAGATTTACCTAAACGTCCTAAAGATATTAAAGTATTACAGGCTTATATGGAGAAAATATGGGAAATAGATGTACCTAAATCTAAATTAATCTTAGATAGAACTATAGGTGAACAAGCTTTCAAAAAAGTAATGAAAGAGATGTATCGAATTAAACCTCATAAAGGTGTTAAAAATAAAGGACGCCTTGCACGAAATCAATATGCACGTCATGAAGGTTATTCTATCGCACAACCAGGCGCTAAATTTGACCCAGAGATGGGAAGAGTAAAAAGTAAAATAGAAGTTAGAGGAACTAAGGTACCAGATAAACGTAAATTCATTGATCTAGGTAGAGATGAATTAAAAGTATTACCACGTGATGAAGCAGCTCAACGTTATGAATATATCAAATCAACCCTTGATAGATTAGATGAATTGGATACTACAAGTAATCCGTTTGGTTTATCTGAAATGCAGGATAGATTATAATGACAAACGTAGTAACCGCCCTACAAGACGACTTCAAGCTATTCCTACAAGCCTTATGGCAACAATTAGATCTCCCACCCCCTACTAGAGCTCAATATGCTATTGCAGATTACCTGCAGAACGGTCCCAAAAGACTTCAGATTCAAGCCTTCCGAGGTGTTGGTAAGTCTTGGATTACTGGTGCTTTTGTGTTATGGACACTATTTAAAGATAAAGAAAAGAAAATAATGATTATCTCTGCGTCTAAAGAACGTGCAGATAACATGTCAATCTTCCTACAAAAACTTATTATTGAAACTCCATGGCTCAGTCATCTTCAACCCAAATCAGACGATTCTCGATGGTCCCGAATAAGCTTCGACGTCGCTTGTTCGCCTCATCAAGCCCCAAGCGTAAAGTCGGTGGGCATAACTGGACAGCTAACCGGAAGTCGCGCAGATTTGATGATTTTGGACGACATAGAGGTACCTGGAAACTCCATGACGGAGCTCATGCGTGAAAAGCTCTTACAACTTTGCACGGAAGCAGAGTCGATTCTTACCCCCAAAAGCGATAGCCGTATTATGTATCTCGGGACTCCTCAGACTACTTTTACTGTTTATCGTAAGTTGGCAGAGCGCTCGTATCGTCCCTTCGTTTGGCCAGCAAGATATCCAAGAAAATCTAAACTCAGTCAGTATGAAGGACTCTTAGCACCTCAGATCCAGGAAGACCTCGATTCTGGTGCTGAAGAGTGGGGTGCAACAGATCCCGATAGATTTGATAATGACGACCTACTCGAACGTGAAGCATCGATGGGTCGTTCTAACTATATGCTTCAATTTCAATTAGATACGAGTTTAAGTGATGCAGATAAGTTCCCTCTTAAGATGTCTGACCTTATTGTCACTAGCGTTAATCCTAGCGAAGCTCCAGACAACTGCATATGGTGCTCAGATCCCTCAAACGTCATCAAAGATCTCCCAACAGTTGGATTACCTGGCGACTACTTTTATTCTCCAATGCAGTTACAGGGAGAATGGACTCCCTACACTGAAACAATTTGCTCAGTTGATCCCTCTGGAAGAGGAAGTGATGAGACAGCAGCTTGCTACATCTCCCAAAAGAACGGGTTCTTATACTTGCATGAAATGCGAGCTTACAGAGACGGATACTCAGACAGCACCTTGTTGGACATACTTAGAGGATGTGGAAAATATAATGCCACCACACTCCTCATCGAATCCAACTTCGGTGATGGAATAGTTGCTGAACTCTTTAAAAAACATATACAACAAACTAAACAACAGATATACATAGAAGAAACACGTGCTAACGTTCGTAAAGAAGATAGGATCATTGATTCGCTGGAGCCAGTTCTTAATCAGCATAAGCTTATTTGTGATCGGTCAGTTATTGATTGGGATTATAAATCTAATAAGGATTCAGCTCCTGAAGAGCGTCTTCTCTATATGCTTTTCTATCAGATGTCTAGGATGTGTCGTGAAAAAGGCGCAGTTAAACATGATGATAGATTGGATTGCTTGGCACAAGGAGTCAAGTATTACACAGATGCACTCTCCATCTCCGCTAATCAAGCCATCATAGACAGAAAAAGATTAGAATGGGATTCTATGTTAGAAGAATTCGTGGAAAATCCTCAAAACTCCGCTAACCATCTAGTATTCGCTATGAATAAAGACCAAAGAGATAAAGCTAACGGTATAAATACTGGAAAAGAAGTCCCCACCTGGGTTTGAACGATAGGACATCTATACAGGGGAAGAGAAGGGTGGACTCGACCCCTAGGAGGAAGTCGTCGTCTCTTCGAGACAACACTTCCTCTTTATTAATACTTATATCCCCAATTCTCCCTCCACAGGATTCAACGAATCTTTGGATATACATATTATACTTACTATAACATATGATACATAGTGCTTCTCTTGTACATCATACATCCAATGGTGATGATTTGATAGCTTACATGGCAAGAGTATCCAACCCCGCTAACCAAGATAATCCTAATAACTCTAAACTTATCCAATACCTTATTAAACATAAACACTGGTCACCTTTTGAAATGGTGAATATGTGTGTGGAGATATCTACTACTAGATCTATTGCAGCTCAAATACTTAGGCATAGGTCCTTTAGCTTTCAAGAGTTCTCTCAACGGTATGCTTCCGTAGATAAGTTAGGTGATGCTGTGTTTCCAGCCTTACGTAGGCAAGATGAACATAATCGTCAGAATAGTATTGATGATATAGGTGAGAATTGTAAAACAGAATGGTATAAAGAGATAGATAAGTTATATAAGCAATCTAGAGAGCTCTATGAGAGCATGTTGAGAGCAGGGATAGCTAAAGAGTGTGCAAGAGATGTTTTGACTCTCTCAAGCCCTTCTAAGCTCTATATGAATGGAACCCTGAGATCTTGGATTCATTATGTTGAACTTAGATCTGCTAATGGTACTCAACAAGAACATAGAACTATAGCTCTTAAAATTAAAGACTTATTAAAAGAAAACTTTCCTAAAACGTATAAAGCAGTATTTGAATGACTATTCCATCCCAACCTAAGCAGGTTAAATCTCATTGGTACTACATATTTTGGGCTTCTGCAACAGTATGTGTGGTGTTAGGGCAGGTTTATGTAGCTCATAGCTATAGAGAGCTTGCATCGGCGTTAACTAAGACTTTATGGAGTATTAATTAATGGATACTCAAGCAATGTCGACTCCTTCGGAAGGTGATATCGATATAATTGTTGATTATGCTCCTTATCCAGAGGTGAAAAGGAATGTATTCACAGATAGAGAGAGATTTGAGTTAAAAGAGATCATCAGAGAGGTTATTAACGAATTTATTTGATTCATAGTGGATAAACATACGAAAAAGATGATAAAACTGAATAAGAAGGCTCAGAAGTGTGTCTCAAGAGAAAAAGCTGTAAAGCTTCTTAAAAAATGGCACAAATTAGTGAAGTCATAGCCTTATTGAGAACGATTCGCAATACCCCCATAGGGGGGCCTCGAAGTTGCCACATCCCGCTCGACGCTTCGCGTCTCGCTCCCTTTAATGATGTTTTTTCCCGTGCAATATGTTATTTACCGGCGCCAAACGAGCGAGTTGCGTAGCAACGAGCGAGTCATTAGTGTTGCTTATGTAACATATTGTGTCGCCATCTGTATGCGTTAAGTATTATGATTACAGAGTGTTAAGCTTTATTTGTTTATACTCCCAAAGTGACACAATGTATGCTATGATAACTATGTTAACAAATCAGGAGACTTTATGTCAACAACCAAACAACAAGTAGCAATGAATTTGTGTTACTTAATGCAAGGTGATTCCCAGTTAACTAATGATATCATCATTGAATATGTTGATCTTATTAGTAACAAACGTCTAGATGATTTGCTTGACTTCACTAACAATGAAATGAAAGCAAATGTCTAGAGTTAACATCATTATTACAGAGTGTAACAAACGCTTGACTTCTGTTTAAATGTTTGCTATACTATGTATATAAGATGAAAGATTAACATTTTTCATTCTTTAATTTCCATTCAATTGTTATTATGAAAGTTCTCATTCATTGCAAAGATTCTGCTACTAAACACCTAAAATCTTTAGGTCTTAAGTATAAAGAATCAGATGGAGAATTAGATGTAATTGTTAATGATGTTCCTTACGCAGTTATTAACGGTATCTATCAAGATCCTGATGAACAGTTATGTGAACATTACGGCATTGATTATGATCAAGTTAATTGCATCGAAGTTCTTTAATCTTGCTGGATCTGGTGATTAAATAGAGGTTCAATTCCTCTACCAGTTATTGATACATTAAGTATCAAACCTGTCCACTAACTAACAACAACATGTTCAACCTTGTTCAACAATCACCTGGTGAAACTGTAATGCTTGGATGTTATGAATCAAAGCAAACTGCACTGTTTAAGTTAGGACAACATCAGATGCGTAATCCTCTTTGTAAGTATGAGATTATGACAACTGATGAAATCAAACTGATGAACAGTTAATGTTACTTTCACTCTCCCTAATTTGGGAGACTGAAGGAAACTAACTCCTTCATTGTTCACCCTATCTAACAACAACATGACAAACATCAATGTAAATGACTCTTCTGCAATCAACGAATTGAATGTTAATGAAGTCGAAGGACTTGCACAAGTTCAGTTCAAGAACGGTCAGAAGTATACTTACTTTGGTGTAGCTAAGGATGCAATCCGTGACCTTCTTTATAACTCTGATCAAGGCACATCTATTGGCAAATGGGTTAACGAAAACCTATTAAATGCTGAGATTAGATATGACTTTGGCTTCACAAGTTGATCCTTAATTAACATTCACAGTCACGCACGGTTTGTATAACTAACTGTGCTTTCCTGGAGCTATAGATTAACGGTTAAATCATGTCACTGTCACTGACAAGATTCGGGTTCAATTCCCGGTAGCTCCGTTGACACTTCGGTGTCATTATTCACATCACTAATTAACTATGACTAGTGCAATTTCTGAAATCAAGGCCACTTATGACTATGAAGATGCAAAGGAGATTGTTAACAACGGTTGTGAATCTGGTTTGTGCTTCAAACACATATATTATGATGATACCGTCGGCTTCTTTAACAAGTATCCCGATGAAATCACCCGATATATTGTTGACAACGCTGGAATTGACTACCTAAAGAAAACACTTGAGCGCCATGATGGTTGGCTTGATGGTTATCTAAACGATCTAGTTTGGGCCTTCATTGAATTAGTTTGTGGTGAAATCGTTGATGATCATGAGTCAACAACTTGTGAGGAAATGGATGATGAGCCTATTAAATTGTATGCTGATTATTCAAAAGAAGATTTAGAATTACTACGTAAACATGGATACAATCCACAACGTAGTATGACTGACTCTCGTTATTCACAAGTTTAAAGATTCACTCTCTAAGTGTTAGCTAGTCTAACATTTACTGAGTGGTTCTTATCACTCTGTCCACTTAAATTGCTACTATGACAGCAACACCTAAGAAGCTCAATCCTAAACCAATTAGGAATACTGAGACTTCACAGTCACAGCCAGTTGTTATTACTAAACAGCGTGATTTTACACACAAAGAACCAATTATTATACCATCTCACCTTGAAGAAGTACCAGTAATTAGTGCAGCATCTTATATCAA